CAGACGTGTGCTCTTCCGATCTTAGTATCTTATTCCCTAAAAAATAAATACAGTACATTCCGTTAATTGGATTTTTTGAGATACCATATACGGCTATTGGTACATCATTCTCAATTACAATGTGGTTTTCGTAATCATCACTGCATATATCCCTCACAAAATCATTTTTTCCATAATTCGGAAAATTTTGGTTCGCTATATTGACCTCTAAGGTGTCTATGGCTCGTAAGTTGATATATAAGTCATGAATTAATGAAGTGTGCCTTACAGGGCAAATCTCAAAGTCCTGTAACATTTGGAAAACCACCACCTATTTCTATCTCTCTTGTAACGCTTAAAAGGTTAAATGGATAAGGTTTCTCGTGTAAAATGCATACAGATGCATCGGTTGAGTACACTCCATCGAATTTTGGCAATATACATACCTTATCGCCACTATATAATTTGAGTGGTGGTAGAGATATATCATCCATATGGTTGAAGTTTCTTCCGATTTTGCCACCGAATGAATTTAAGATGTTCATCGATAATCTACTCATCGTTAACACACGGCCTTGCAACGTACCATCTTGTATTTGCATTTCAATACTCGGAATACGTAATCGTGTAGTGTAGTTAATACCAACAGCTACGCTTTGTGCCTCACCATCGATATTAATAATTGCCGTAGGTGGTACTTCCTTAATTGGCCGTTCCCTACCATTTACAACGATTTGCACATCCTCACCAATCAAATGAGGTACTGTGATAGTACTGATATTCTCTGTGCTAGTTTGTCGGATATAACAATCCATGTACACATTGTTATTGTCCGCATTGTACATTGGCTCAAATCGTTCTATGCACATCACTGTACCGCTTTTGAAATCACGCTCAACGATAACATACAAACTATCTTGTTCGCCCTCAGCTACACTCTCAGCGTATTTGTATTTGCCTTTAGTGGTGAAATGCGACCATGCATACACCTTTTGCTCAGGAATGTAAGTTAGACAATCGATATTGCCATCGTCTGTTACGTAGTAAACGATACTATCTGGATCTTGTGCATAAGCACTTGTAATAAAATTACGATACTTTGTTAAATGCTTAACGAATAGAGTTAAGTCAGCCCCTGTGTAGTTATCACTTTCATATGAATATCCTAAATCACGCACTACACACCCTCTAGCTTGCACATATACGCATCTATTCCCTATGTACTGTGGCTCACATTCAGATGCACCACGTTGGGTTTGTGTGCGTAGATTGCAGTTAGTCGGTGTGATAGTTTTAGAACCATCAATTATCCATTCGTTACCACTCGTCAAAATCAATAAATCATTAGCAGGTATCAAATGTCTAATATCATACATTTTGCGGTTAATAACAGGTAGTGTGATTGCACTATCATCTGTAATCGTACCGCCTACCTTTTCTACACCAAAGTTGGAATAATCACCTGTGCGACTAAACCATATGTAGTTAGGATATTGATTACTAGATGCTAGGATAAATCGGTCTTGGTAAAACGTACATACACGAGGATAACCATTACCTTTACCCCATTGTCCAAATCTGAATTTAGAGGTAGCTTCATTTTCAACCACACCATTTAGCACGTTTACTTTAACATGCTTACTATCTACAAACTCTTTAATTTCAACTACACCATAGCTAACATGTGGCAAGAATGATAAGTCTACATTAACACTACCGCCTTTCAACTCAGATACAACTTTCAATTTAGCACTAGGCGATACCTTGCCTGTATCCGTTACATTGTAATCGTTGTTAGATGTGTACACTCGGTAATCTTTCCACGTTGTACCGCCATCGTTACTGATTTGGATTTTTACTGTGCCGTTCCACGTGCCATGCGATGTAAATTTCCATGATAAGTCCTCATCGCTACTGAATTGTTCTACATCGTAGTTGATGTTGTTGTAATCCGTACCAACTAATGTATTTCGTCCGCCATGTCTATCACCGATGCGCCATTCTCTACGCTCAATGACTTCACCGATACTGCTAGTTGCAATAGATTTTACGTAATGTTCAATCTGCATGACTGAACCAACCATATCAGCATTGAATACATCCTTTGTGGCGGTTAAGGTATCGCCATTCAAGATTACAGTACTTTCTTTGTCAATGTTGACTTCGCCGTATGGTTGCTCAGATAGTTTATATGTATCAAATCGCCAGTCTGTATCACTATATCGTGATAGCGTTTTAACAGGATACTTACCACTACAAATGAACATTACATCACCACTTTGGATGCAGTTCAATTTATCAACTACATCGCTTTCAAATGGTGTCTGTAATTCAATACCTGTATATATACCATTCCGCCACACTCGGATGTACTGCTCTCCGATTTCAAGTAGGAATGATTTATTCTTCTCGGCCGTAAATTCAAATAGCCGTGTAGACTTATCTTTGTTTTTGACTTGCCCTATATACTCTGACCCTTGCCGTCTAGCCACCGCCCCGTAAGGTCTAATGACTGCATTTTCTGCTAATAGCAACGCACTTTTGAATTGATCTAGGTCAACTCTCCTAGATACATCTGGTGAAATCTCACCTGTTGTAAATGCAAGTTGTGATATATACATTGGTTTCATGATTACCAACTCCTTGCTTTTACATAGTTAGAAATATATGGCATATCTTGCCTACGTTCTTTAGCGCTCAAACTCTTGGCTTCTTGCGTTGCTGCTTGATACAACTTATAGCACTGGTCAAATAAGCCACTATTACCAGTTAGTGGCATAGCTAAATCAGAACCCATTTTAGACTTCAATGCTTGAATAAATACAGGACTAAATACATCTATATCTTGCACATCGTACACATAATCAATATACGCAAGCGGTACATCACTCACGATATACTTTGTGTTATCGTCGAAAGTAAATACATCATATTCCTTTTGGCTTTCCGCTTTAAATCGTTCCCCTTTAGGAATAACCCCAAGGATACGGATGCACTTTTCAGGATACGCATAAACAAATTCATAGCCAGCTAGTTTATGTTCAGATAGTACGCACTCTTCACGCTTTCGTGCAAAATTCCATTCGTATTGAGATAGTAGCATTTTGCGTGTCGCATCATAGTGCAATCTGCATTGTCTAGCCGTTTCTGTTTCTTCATCAAGGCCGTATATCCTACCGCCATTGATTAATGACAAAGCCATGTTGCAAATATCAGTAGGTGTCATATTGCCCCCTTTTTATAGTGAAAAAGAGGGATGCATAAGCACCCCTCATTCTGTTATTCTGCAGTTTCTTCCGATTTCTTGCCTTTAGATTTAGTCTTTGGCTTATCTTCGCCATCTTCGGCTTCTTCGCCATCTTCGGTTTCTTCTGCGCCTACAGCTTCAAACAAATCTTTGAAGTAGTCCTTGTCATATTCAGCTACTTCTTCTTTTGTAAGTTCTACTGTTTGTCCTTCTTCAATTAACCCCTTTGTATTGTGATACAAAGTTACTTTTGCAATGTATTCCATGTTACCCCCTATTTGCTAGTGATACCGCTAGTTAAGAATATAGAAATTGTGCCAGCCGTTGCATTGTTGACATTAGCACGTGTATAACGTTTAACACCATTTGCCAAGCGCACTTTATATTCGTACCCAGCTGGTGCATTGGCTGGTAATGTAATACCATGCAACAATACAGGGTTAGCAATGTTCTCTGTATCAGATGTATATACGTTGATTAATGCAGTACCAGTTAATGCTTTGTCTACACGAACAACTAACCACAAGTTAGGGTCAGCATCACCGCTAGTAACCATAACATCGGAGCTGACATTGCCAGATAATTCACGTTTCCAATGGAATGTATTTAAAGTATCGATAATCATGTATTTTCTCCTCTCTACTATGCAGTAACACGTGCTTCTGTGGAAAGCAATGCATCAATTTTGCGAACAGGAATACCATTCGCACGAGTAACCATTTTACCCATTTCCATATCTTCTGTGATAGTAGAACCATGTACTTTATTCTTTTGCAAGCGTAAGAATGTACGCAATTCTTGGTTCATGTACCATACTGGTCTACATCCAGTTAAGCTATGCATTTTTTCTTCTGCACGGATCATTAAATTAATTAAGTTAGGGCCTGCGGAAATATCTTCTTTGATAGATTTCATATCGATATTGGCGATACGTACTACATAGCGCCAATCACGCACACACAAACCAATGTTTTGTTCAAAGTGAGTACGATACGCCTCAAACAAAGAGCCGTCAGGTTTAGTGATTGTAGTCTTACCTTTATCTTCTTGTTGTAAACCTGCCTCTGTACCACGTGGATAGATACCGTGTACAGTAAGTGGCCCCCAGCCCACAAGCCACATAGAGGCAAGGTTAGCAGTACCGCCAGCATCGATAATGTTTTTAGCGCTATCAGCTTTCTTAGGGTCTAATGTATTGAAACGTGCGGATAAACCAACGAATTTTTCAGGTGTACTTTCATCACCATAGAAAAGTGTACGTGCGATTTCTTGACCCATAGCCTCAACAAATGCAGCATCTTCTGTAGCACGGAATGCTACAGGGTCATTAGACAATTTAACCAACTTAGCATCTACTTCGGAGTAAGCCTCCAACATACCGCAAGTGTCGGTAATTTGTTTTGTAGTAGATTTGCTAGGTTGTACACCACCATAAAGCATGCGCCATGTAGCCTCAGGCAAGCCAGTACGTACTGTTGTTTTGTTAGATGTGCCATCATTACATTCAATCATTGTCATATCTTGAATGATTTCGTTTGTTTGGTTCAATTGCTCAATGATTTGTGCAATTTTACCATTTGGATCCATACGAGTTTGTAAATCCAATAATGTAGGATTGTTAGTTCCAATTGTAGCCATTAATTAATCTCCTTTAGTCTTTAAACATGGACGGATACATATTCCGTCTAATAGCTTCGTCAGATTGATTATTTGCAGGTCTGTTGTTCCCTGCGTTACTATCTTCACTTGCCATACCAGCGATATGTGCGAATAGTTGAATTACTTCTACACGATTACCCAAGCCGTTTTCTGCTAGGATTTCACGGATATTAGGAATTGTTTTTTCTACTGCTTCAACACCTGCGGCCGCTTGGCTAACAGTAGTATCGAATTTGTTACCTAATACCTTTTTAGCGTTTTCTGCATACCCATCGTATTGTGCTTTGAGTGCTTCTTGTTTTTGGTTTTCGTAAGCTGTTACAAGGTTAGTTGCATATTGATTACCAAACTTAGCCATCTGTAATGCTTGCTCTTGCGTTGCACCTACACCATTCAGCATTTTAGAAAACTCATCTGCGATGGTTTGGTCGACTTCGCCACCCTCAAATGCAGTTGAGAAATCATATACAGTAGGTTCTGCAGGTTGGTCGGTGTTAGTATCACCGCCACCGCCTAAAATCGTACTTTGTTGGTCTTGTGTGTTCGTGTCCTGTGGTGTACCACCATTTGCACTATCCGTGTTATTGTTTGTGCCTTGTTCTAAATTTTCATCCATGGTTATTCACCTTTCTTTAATTCGTTCTCTTCAAGTGTTTTAAAATACTTTTGCATCTGAATATTTTCTATTTGTGCTAGGTGGTATTTCTTAACACCCTCTACACCATCGCCAATCTTTCCTAGGTCATTTTGTAACAAAATAGCAACAGCCCTCATTCCCTCATTGAAGAATGTTGTACTGTTGCCTGTGAATGATTGGCTATTCAGTTTTGCTCGGTCAAGAATGCGATAAAAAAACCACCTACCGAGTTCATCGCTCAGTACGTGGTTTAGCGCTTCAATATCACGCTCTCGCATATAATCTCTTTTTTGTTTCATCTAGTACCCCATTCCCATTAACTGTTGCATTACAGGGTTTCCATCATTTGCTGCATCTGTTGCTTGTTTAGCAGCGCTTGCCATTTGAGGTGCTAATTGTGCTGCTTGCATCATTTGTGCTTGTTCCTCTTGTTCTTGTTGTGCCTGTTGTTGTTCTTCCATCTTAGCTTGGTATTCATCGTTGGATACAATTACTTTTGCAGGTACACCGAGGTTAACACCATAATAATCCGCCGCTTCCTCAAAATTGAATTTTTGTAGGATATTAGGATTGCCCTGTGCCAATGACATAAGGAACGCAAAATACTGTTCAATTGATGTCAATGAAGATACTTTCTGTGCCTGTGCTAGCGGTGAAATGTACTCTATCTTCACATCTTGGCCGTTTAACTCTTCCGCTAATGCTTCATCGATTGGCGGAAATACACCTGCACGATCTAATATCGCATAGGTACGTTCGATAATCGGATTAAGAAATTCAGATAGTAGCCGTTCCACTACAGGCCCTAATTGTTGCAACTTCTCTTGCGTGCGTTCCATGACTTCCCTCGCCGTCATTTGTCCATTGTCCATGTTATCGAGCATTAGGAATAAGTCAGCACTATATGCACGCTTGATGCTGTCTTTAACTTCGATGATTTGTTGCATTATCCAATCTAGGTTGATACCTACATTAAAGATAGGCTCAACCTTTCCGCCTGTATCGACCTCTGTAATACCGCCCGGAAATAGTGATACGCTACCGATTACATCAGATGTTACGGCCATTGGTGGCTTTACACCTAACTCAATAGCTGTTAATCGGTCTAGTTCCAATTTCTGTAACATCATCGCATCAGATTGTGCGAACCATGCACTACCTTTACCATAACCATTTAGATCATGTGTGGTGTGCCGTGCAATCGGAATAGGCCATTCTTCATAGCCACTATGTCGCAAGATTTCATCGTCCCTACTCCCCTCAACCCAGTAAATAGAGGAGTAAGGCATATTCTTATTACCTAGTTTTCCATTGCGGTCTTTGTTCTCGCACACTAGCCAACAAACAGTATATACAGTTGCATTACCCTTGCCGTCATCGTATGCGTTTTTAATCTTTTCGGTACAGTTATCATACCCAAACTCCTCAACGAGTTGGTCGCAAGTCATGTTGTACTTCCGCCCAAACGTGTTAACTTCACCATTAGCATTACATTCTAATGCGTAAGTACCGATTGGATACGATGTGAAACGTACACCGACTTTACCATCAGGCATGATTGACATCGGTGCTTGTCCGAATGGTAGTTCCATATAGACTTGGTGAACCACATTGTAGAAATTGGATTTTGCAAATACTGCATACAATATTTCTTCACGCTCGTCTAATACTTTTGCTACATCGCTATTTGCTGCCATGTCGGTATTTTCCATGGTTAGCTTAAACCATTTACGGCTAGGTGGTGTCATTCCACTCATTACACCACTTGCAAATATCTGGCAACTTTCCCAAGCAATACCAGTAAGGATTTTATCGGTATACAACTTTGATTGGTCTTGTTCGCCATCGAATACACCAAGGAATGGCAACTGATAATCTCTAATCATCTTCCATTTCTCAACGTACTTTTGACGATTGGTGAACATCTGATTGAATTTAGCTTTTATTTTCTTGTAGTCTTTTGGTTTAGTTACAGGCTTTTCTGTAGGTTGCCTTGCTAGGCTTGATAGTATAGTTCCCATGTTAACCGCCTAATGTTGTTTTGCCTGTTGCTTGGCTCAATGCACTAGCCAAGATAGTGCTATCATAACCGGTTTTCTTGCGCTTCTTGTCAGTGAACCACTGTTCATCTCTTTTTTGTGCCATATCATCAGTTTGTGCAACTGGTGTAGGCGATGGTGCTGGTTGCTTAATATCTGGTGTTTTAGCTTTCATACACATTCACATTCCCCCTTTACCCAAATGGTTTGTACTCTGTATTCGCTACTCTTCTGTGATTGCCATTTACTTTTTTAGTGACCCTAAATGCAAAGGTCAAGGCTAATGCATCGCCTTTATTTGGTGATGGTAAGCCACGTTCTTTCATGTCTTTCTTGCTTTCAAGTTGAATACGGCCATTCTTATCAATGATCGCTTCTGGCCCTACGAGGTCATCATACAAGCCCTGTTCATTAGGAATTGAACCGCCCTCTTTTAGCCATTCTTTCATCTCGCCCCACATGTACGCTCGCATATTGAGGTACATATTGTTAGGCGATGCACCACCAAAGGCAACTAACCGCCATCGTCTACCCATTGACTTACCAATGCTATAAATACCAGTTCCGTACCCTTGGTCTATGAATACTGCATCAGCTTTGTATTCATCTTCGAATTGTGCTATTAGGTTAGCTATACGCATATCATCGTCATTCTTTTCAATCGTTGCCAAGCACTTCATGGAATAACCATTACGCATCACAATTTCTAATGTATCGCCACCAGTCCATGCAGGGTCTACACCAATAATCGTTGGTAGGTTATTAAACTGTTCTACCTTGTATACTCGCTTCTGTGCTTCATCTACAATTGTTGCGGATATGAATTGTGTATCCGATGCACTAGGGAATATCCCTCGTACACGCACTTTTACAAAGTCGCTATCCTCACCATGAATATCTACCCATTCTTGTATTTTCGCTTTGTTCGATACTTTAACAGTTCGACTGTCAATTTGTTCTGTATACCAATATTTACGATACTTTCTAAAACACTCTCTAAATCTGCCACTGTTTCGTGTAGGATTGCCAAAAGCACACCATATAATTTCTGTTTCTTTATCCGTTAAAGCACCCTCTGTTACTTCCCAAATGCTATCAGATATAGCTGATGCTTCATCAAATATGATTAGTATTCTATTCCCTTGATTGTGCAAGCCTGCGAATGCTTCTGGATTACTTTCGCTCCACGGAATAGCATCTATCCGCCATGTTTTTTCATACTTTTTATCAGCACTAAACAATGCAGTTGCGGTGTAGGTGAATAGCTCCTTGCCTATAAACAGGTTGTACCACTTGTTAAGTTCAGGCCATGTTTTAGAAATTAACTGTTTTTCTGTGTTAGCAGTAACTACACCCCTTGTATTTTCATGAGTAGCCATAGCAAACAAAATCAAAAATGATACCAATGTTGATTTCCCAATACCATGTCCTGACGCAATCGCAATTTGTATTGCTTTAGAAAGGCTTTTTCCTTTTTTTAGTTCTTTGCCAATCTTTTTCAAGATTTTAATTTGCCACTTATCAGGCCCATCAAAACGTTCAAGAATGGTATTCTTTTCCCCCCAAGGAAAAGAAAAGTATACAAAGCCTAACGGATCATGAGTAAACGAACCCAACGCATCAATCAGCTGCGCCTTGTTGTACTTCATCAGATTTCACCCTTGCTTGTTTCATTCGGTCGGATATATCAATCTCTATTTCTGCATCAAGTTTAACCTTTTCAGTAAATAGCATGTGCCGTTTACCTAGCAACTCGGCTGCTTTGGTTCTATCTGCAATTGAGGTATCCAATCCGAATGCATCTTTTTCTTCGCCATTCATAACCTTGGTTAGGTACTCCAATACTTCATCAGCAGTTGCGATTGTGTTTTTACTTCGCTTTTCCATTACGGAATCTATGTATTTACGTACCTTTACTTTTCTTAATAGCTGACTTCCCTTACTTGATGCACTTTTTTCTGCATATCCAGCCTTAATTGCACTCTGTGTTGCATTGGTAGTCTTGATATACTCATCTGCAAATATACGTTCTTTTTCTGTTAAGGTGCTAGCATCTGCCATATATCAATCACCACCTTTATATGTTCTAACTAAAAATAGCAGTACTTCATGTTGCTTAGTACTGCTATACTCACTTTCTTTCTTATAGAGTTGTCCTTGCTTGAACGTTTTCCCTTTCTTATACTTATGAGGGAATGTCAGTTTGTATTCTTCCTCTGTATACATTCGATTAACGATATATACCTTACAAGGCTTATCAAACTTACTCCATGATTGCCTTACATCGACTACATACCGCCTACCATTCATTTGTAATGCTTTGAGTAGTTTCTTTATTGTTGGCTGATAATTCACATTAAGCACCACACAATACCGACTATAATCAATACACCGCACACAATGGCTAGGCAATCAATAATGCTTAACACGTTATCATCACGATGTTCAAATGCATATTTTGCTTTTGCTTGTAGGTCTTTATTGTCTAAATCTTGTGCAGCCTTTTTGAATAACGCTCTATCTTTAATGAATTGTTTAATTGCATTAATCATTTTAGTACTTCACCACCTTTCCGTTTTAATTTCCCATTAGATCTAACACACAAACCGCATGTGCTTTTTCTTGCGTTCCCCTGTGTGATGTATGTTTGGCATAATCCGTCGTACTCAATGACATTAGCCGTACATTTCCCTTTCTTGTTGTTAAGACATTTACTCTTACAACACAATATATCAGTCATCATTTCTCCCCTTTTGATAACTTTATACAAAAATGAGATATATCGCCGTGGATATACCTCATTATGTGATAGTTTTATTCATTTGTATTGCATATTCAAAACCAAAGTTATATAGTTGGCTTTCACCAACACGAGTATATGAATTGTAATCACGGCTAGCACTCGCTAATTATCACTAACCAAGATACTCGGTTCTTAATGGAACATATATAGCTTTAGTTTTCAGTATGCAATTGCACTCTCTAAACTAATACCGCTAGTTGTTTGTAGTATGTAACATTTTTTCGCTTAAGGTTTTATCTCATGAAACGTATAGTTGGTTGTTATTGCAATATTGGAACGGATTATATGTGCGGTATTAGTTTACAAAATGCAATATAAGAGGTGCGGTGCAGTTAGAAAATAATATAGATTGTAATGACTTAGAAACAATACTCGTTGATTTTCAAATACAAAATATAAAACCGCACCTCAATTGCTATTTAGTTTTTAGAATTGCTCATTGGCAACTCTTACACCTTATATTCTACTATATGTTTTTAGGTGTTTATACTGACATTTACTGACATTTCATGACATTTACTGACATTTCAACCTGCCTATTTCAATTAACGCTTTTTCCTTATACCTCATAGCCTGTCTTTCGTTAAATTGGTTTTCAAAAACCGAATGTGCTTGTTTGGCTGACATTCCGAGCAAGTATTCATATCGTAACATTGTACCGCCTATTTCTTCTGTTAGGCTATTGATCGTGTTGATTACATCGCACTTGTACTCGCTCAATTCATCAATCCGTCTGCGTTGTTCTTTTTCTGTATCAATAAACCTTGCTACGCTATTTTCTAATCCACAAGGAACACCGCCACCGCTCACTTTATCTTTAGAATAATCGATTGCACTAATCGATGTGATGTTACATCGTAGTTGTTCTATTTCTTTTGCAATCGACTTTATCTGTTCATCAACAGTCTTTACAGGCTCAAGGTATTTTCTAGCACTACTGATTAATCTCTTTTCGCTCTTTGTCGGTTCATTCAAATATTACTCACCACCCAACATAACACCAGCACCAAAGATAATTAACACAATACCAATTATCGCCTGTATGTATAACATTCGCACGCATCCCTCTTCAAACGTATCAAAGGCATCGCTTAAAACCGCTGCTAAAACAGGTGAAACACCTAATATCATTCCAATTGTAATTAAATTTTCAGCCATATGTTTACACCTCTGCTAGTTTTGCATACGCCCAAGGTATTATGTTTCTATCATTTTCAGCACTCCAAGTTGTTGCACCATTTGCCCAAGCATATACAGTTTCATCTTTATAAAACGCAAAATAACGTTTTTTCCAAGCATCACATTTATAATCCTTAACAAATATAGGTGTATCAACCGCTACTTTTGACCAATCAACGATACCTAGATATTCAGCAATATCAATTTGTTGGTTTTCTTCTGTAAAGCACGTACTTCTTATATCAACTCTATTTGACCACTGCGAAATGCGTCCGCAATTCTTATAAAAGAATACTGTTCCGTCTTCAATTTCCGCTTTTCTGTAGCCTAAAACGTACATTCTACGGAACAATTCATCTGTAAATTGTTTATCGTTCATAATTCTTATACCTCATTATGCTTTTTATCACCACAATTTATACCATTCTTTTCCTACTTCGTCATATTGGTATAAATCAGGAAATTCTAATGCTATACCATCATCTTTTTTGACAGCCACACCGACTACAAATTGACTTTCACCGCTTTCATAAGCTAACTGTTTTAGAAATTCCATAGCACTTTCTTTTGTTTTGTGTACATCTATAAAATAATCAAAATGTACAACGTATCCGCTATATCCTAACATACTAACCTCTTATGATAAGGCGGATATTTCACCGCCTATATCTATCCAACCAATACTTTAATTAAAATCACAAACCCAAATATCAATGCTACTAGCGATACACCCATGATCGCATTAAAGAATAACTCTTGCATAAACCTAAGTCCATATCTATTAGCTTCTGCATCCCTATTAGCCATCGCTTTGAAGTCTTTTGTTTTGGTTTCTAGGATGTCTATATCACCTGTATATCTTCCCATCGGTGTACACATTATTTACCTGCTTTCAATGCTTCAACTTCCGCTACTAATCGATTTACCAATTCTTCAAGTTGTTTGATTTTTCCTTTGTGGTTGGTTTCATATTCAGAACCTTTACCAAGTCTAAAGGATACACCTGCATTAATCATCTTATTGGCTAGCGTTGCACCTACGCTAAACATAACGTGTTCTGTTGGTGCATAGAACATACCGAGTGCTACATCATTTGCATTTTTATAATGGCCGTAGCCTACCGCAAATGTTAGTTTGTCATCAGAATTGTAACCAAGGTAATGTAACGCACTTAGTGCTGCATTAGATGCACCAGCTTTTGCTACTTCATGCATCACGTTTGAGATTTGACCCATTGTATTACGTTCCAAATCTGTAATGCGTTCCGTATTGTTTAAAATGGCTTGGCTATTTCGCCCTACACGCTCGTTTGTAGCGTTTAGAGTGTTATTAATCGTTGTAAATCCGTTATCCACCTTAGAGGTCAAATTAGAGATATTCGTAGTATTTTGTGTTACTCGTTTATCTAAACAATTTACATCCTTTTGTAGTTTTGCAATGTGTGTTCCATTTGTTTCAATTTCGTCATACGCTGCGAACAGCTGGCTTCCGTTTACTGCATCTAAACTGCTAGGGTCTACACGGCCTGCACTTACATTGTGCAGTTGTCGGTTGTAGTTACTAATTCCACTGTATGTATCACTTTTCTTACTACCAAAGGATGCTACGCTATTAGGACTTTCACCTGCGAACACGTGAGTTACCCCATTTAATACAACTTGTCGCACACCTACAGGGTTATCCGTTTGACTGTTTGTGCCAATCGCTACTGAATTTTGAACAGGTGCTGATGCGTTATTACCAATAACTACTGCATCAATACCACGCACTACGCTATGTGTGCCTACTACTACTGCACCTTGATTGTCTACAGTATTGTTAGCACCCAATACTGTTTGTTCTTTATTATTGCCTACATAGTTGTTGTACCCAATTACGCTTGCTTGGTCAGCTTCGATTGTTCCATTGCCACCGCCGATTACAACGCTATCACTTCCTGTTACTTTATTATCACGGCCAATTGCAATTGTATTTGTGCCTGTAACTACTGTATTTGCCCCTACGGCTACAGAATTGTAACCGCTTACTACTGGTGCTTGTGTGTTAGGCTCTACAGGCCCTGTTACAACACCACTTGCTAATACATTACCGCCAATTGTACCCATAATCATTGTTGCTAATACTAATTTATTCATATTTGTTTTCTCCTTTTACTGTCTTTCTACTGTCTTTTTCTGTGTTTCTACTGTCTTTTTATTTACCAGTACTACCATATCCACCAGCACCTCGTTCTGTTTCGCTGAGTGTTTGAGCTTCTTCTACATCTACGTTCAAATAAGGTGTAATAATCAATTGTGCTATACGATCACCTCTTGAAATTTCATAATCTTTACAAGATATATTTTCAAACTCAATGCTTAGTTCCCCTCTATAATCTGCATCGATATAACCTTGACTATTAGGCACTCTCAATGGTGTTTTACAAAGGCTACTTCTAGGTGCAAGAACCCCAACATATCCTTTAGGTATCTCAACCGCTATCCCTAATGGAATCCGCTTCTGACTATCTGCATGTACTGTTATATTAAACGGACAATATATGTCTAATCCTGCACTATCAATTGTCCCTCTAGTCGGTAGTTGTGCATATTCATTTAATAGTTTCACTAACATTATTCCATTCTCCCCAATTCTTCGCTCTAACAACTCGATTGCTCGATATATTCAACTCAGCCATTATTTGCCGATTTGTTAAACCATTCTTGCAACATTCAATAACTTTATCGATTAGTTTAAATTCATCTTGTATGCTTACTTTCTTAGGTAGTCCGCAACCTTTACCGCCTACAATCTTGATTGCTTCACTTGTATCAAGGTTTCCCCATACAACAGATGCTAATGCTAACCAGTTTTTGCAGTTGTACGGAATACCATATGTTGATGTATTAACTGCCATTACTCAATCCACTTTCTTTGTACATTTCAAACCAATCATCCGCCCTCATGGTGATTAACCATTTAGCATTATTTTTTCTGTGTGCCACGATTGGCATCACGTTCTTATTCTCGCTATCGTGAATTGCTTGTGTCATTGCTTTGTCGATATTTAATGCTTGTACACGCTTAACTTCGATATGAATATTAGGTAGTCCAACACAATCGCTGGCATCACCTGTGTTTCCACAATACTGTTGCGTTCTTCTCACATCAAATCCATGTGCCTTGCATAGATTGGCAAATTCACGTTCGCCATCTGCACCTTTTCGTTTACTATTTACTTTCTTTTTCTTCTTTTCCACTGGCAATATGTATCACCTCTCACTCTGCAAATTCCATCAAATTTGTTTGTACTTTAACATCGCTCAACATTTCATCTTTTGCTTTTGCATACATTCTTCTATCAATTTCAAAACCGTATGCACTCCTTCCGAGTTCCATCGCCGCCCTTAACGTGCTACCGCTACCAGCTACAGGGTCAATGATTACATCGCCCTCGTCTGTGAATATTTCTATCAATCGTTTTAGTACGTTTACAGGCTTTTGCGTTGGGTGGATATTAGGAATGATATTCTTGTTATCACGTTTCCATTCAAAGTGATCAAATATCATTTTTTTGTTGTTATTGAATTTAGGCAATTTTTCACGATACAGAATTAACGCATATTCAGTAGCACCAACTATCCGCATATTAGCTTTTAGCACTTGTGCACTATAATTCTTGTTGAAGGTGATGGGAATGTAATTTTTAAAGCCGTGTTTTTGTGCATATTCGATTACCATCGGCATTTGTTGGAATGAGCAAAATACAATCATGCATGGTGCTTTCCCTCGTTCCTTAGGTTCTTTCTTTAACAGCCGATTGCAAAAGTGAAAGTATTCTGCAATATTGAAATTATAATCGGAGTTAAAGAACGCTTTACCTGCTTTTTTACTTTCGCCATTCTTGTTATCTCCCCCTACATACCACATAGGGTTACTAGCATATGCATTGTTGCCTAGATTGTATGGAATATCAGCAATTACCAATTGTGCCTTTGGTATTCCGTATCTTTTAAAATTCTGAAAATTGTCATTAAATAACTCTACTTTCATAATCAATATCCCTATTTATTAATATAATCACCAATACGATATGGTTTTGTTTCTTGTACAACCCAAGATTTGAGATCGTACCCATGACGTTTTTCCCACGCTTGGAATACTTTTGTTAGTTCTTCGCTCAATTCGTCCATGTGTTCGTTTTTAACATCTTTCATGTAATCGCCTGACCATTCTTCGATTTCATCATCTAAATCGTAATCACACACATTCCAAATTACTCGTTCGCCGTCTATCTCTGGTACATATCGATATGGATGACCTATTTCTATTGTTGTTTGTAACAATTCTTCTCGACTTAAAGCATCAAAATCACCATAGTTATATTCATTATCTACATAATCTAAGATGGCATCTTTAATACTGCCTTGTGGTTCACCTGCTATTTCATCGTCTACCCAGCAATATTTTGTTTTATCTTCAACCAGCATTGTTACACTCCTTTATTTCTTCTACTTCGATAATGCAACTTAGAACGGAATATTTTCACCTTGATTGGTGTTATCAAAACTATCAAAGTTACTACCACTATCAAATTCACCCTCTAATTTTCGCCCTACGAAATTAGCAACCACCTCTGTTACATACTTCTTTTGTCCGTTGCTATCCTCATAGGAACGTGTTTGTATTCTTCCCTCTACGAATAGCCGTTCGCCTTTCTTACACGAACCAACGGCTTCGCCTGTTTTGCCCCATGCTACGCAATTGATGAAAGCCGTTTGTTCTTTCGTTTCGTTGGTTGCACTATCAATATATGTATTGGTCGCTGCGACTGTGAAAGTTGCTACGGCTCTACCTGTTTTTGTAAAACGTAATTCAGGATCACGTGCTAGATTGCCTAGAATTTGTACACTATTCATTAAATTAACTTCCTTTCAATATTAATCTTGCCTTTGTATGTTCTTATCATGTCATGCATACACTCAAACTCTTTTGCGTTCGCTTGCATTAACATTGACATTTGCTCTGTTGCTTCCTGCTCAGTTTCCACATTGAGTGGTATTTCGATTAGGATTGCCATCTTGTGTTTTTTCTTCATTACTAGTACTCACTTATATAATTTGGTTCTACGTTGCACTCATCAACGCTTACATCGTATTCACCACCTAACTTGCAATCGATTGTTACGTTATCTTGCAAGTAGTCTACGATTTGATGCAATAAACACCACGCTTGACGCTCTGTTTCTGCATTAATATTGGTGCTAATACTAAATTCCACTTTTATACTTCCCATATATTCCATGTACTATCTCCCTATTGCTTGCCGTAATATTGCTTTTCCACTTTCAGAAATATCAGCATTGTCTATGATTTCATTTAAATCTACAGGTTTACGCTCTTCTTTGACTGTTTCAATTAAATGTCCATTCGGTAGCATTTTAATTTGTGCATTGCCTACTTCGATTTGTTTCCGCTCTTCCTCTTTCTTCATCTTCATTTCTAAAAGCAATCCATCATTCTTGATTTCAGATGCTTTTTCATCGTTTTTGTTTTTCCTTTTTACTAATTCTTCATAGCATCGGACAAACTGAGACATACAAGCAGCACGATTATAATCACCACCCCATGGATTAAATGCACTCCATATTGTTTGTGCTGCCTGTTTTATTATTCCGTCTAAATGTTTCAACCCATGCTCATAGCTATATAATCTAACTGCATCTTCGACTACCCCATAGGCTTCTTGTGCAGTCATCATTTCTTCTTTTCCATTGATGTAATTATCAAGCTCTTTATACTCACTCTCTATTTCTGCAAATGATGGTAAGAATTTACATTTGCTCAACAGATTAAGCATGGCTCGTTGTAGAATTAATGGATCAGCATACGATAATTGATGTACATACAACTTGATTGTTTCTTTAGATGGGCTAGTGTTCCACCCTGTACTCAATATCAATAGTGCTTCCAGTATCTTCTGTTGATGGTTCATTTGATTGTTCATTTACACCCCCATATTCGTTCATCAAATCTCGCATATCGTTTAATGTATCTTGCTTATTGTTTTTCTTTTTGATTGGTTTATCGTAACCATTACGTTCCCATGTTCGCACACATGCTTTCCAATCTTTCATAGCGTTCTTTCCTACTTTCCAGCCGTTGCTTTCGTAGTAGTCATAGAATTGTTCAGCGTTTACATTATTATTGCGTTCAAGACAATACTGTGTAATTTGAGATAGAGTAGGTTTTTCAAAACGCTTGCGTTTTGTTGTAGTGCTTTTTGCACTACTATGTATCTCTTTCTCTATCTCTATATCTTTCTCTAACTCTATCTCTATCTCTGGTGTAGATTTCTTACAGATTTCTTCAAGATTTCTTAATTGAGTTAGTTTATTTTGTTTACGTTCCTCAGATATTCTTCTGTCATAAAGCCTTTGTCTATCAGCTTCCGTACTGCCTTTACCTATGAAATTTTGAATGTCCAACATATAGATAGCGCCATTTTCTAATACTTCTATAAGTCCAAGTTCTTTAAACATAGATAACGCTTGTTTGATAGTGCCTACTTGATGACCTGTTACACTTGCCAGCATTTCTGCGTTGTACGGAATACGTTCATTTACTACTAACTTTCCATCATTCTTTAAACTTCGTAGGTAGAGTTTTAAAAGAATATTACTGTACAAATAGCCATCTTTCATACTTTCTAATATCTTCAACTCATCACTATCAAAGAAATTATCTTTCAGCCGTAGATAGTAATACTTTTTGTTATCGCTCATAGGCTAATCCTTGTTTAGCTTTTCGATAAACTCATTTGCACTTAACGGCTTGCCTAGTGATACAATTCGTGCTAACACACTAGCAATTTCATCAGCTTCATTTTCTTCTGCATCTAATACGCTATCAACCATTGCATAAATTGCGTTTAGTTCTGAGATTATCCGATTATTAAACGTATTGCTATCTTGGTCTTTTTCGTAATATTCAATGCGATTTTCTACGTATGCTCTAATCATTATTAACTCGTTCATATTTATCTGTCCTTTCTTCAACTTCCTTTAATAGGTTTCGTCTAATTTCTTTTGCGAACACACCATGTGCTTGATAATGGCAATCTGTACATAGGCAAGCAAGATTTTTTAAATCGCTTAATCCGCCTTGTGATCTAAATACTATGTGATGGCACTGACTAGCCACGCTCCCACATATCACGCATAAGCCATTATCACGTTCATAGGCTTGTTTTCGTGTTACTGCATATAATTTGTTATCCCTTTTCTTTCTGTTGTTCACTATCCCACCCCTCTATGAGTGATTGAATGTATTCACTAGGTTCTAGTTGAATACCTAGCTGGTTACACTCATCAACTAAGCAATCAATAAGCCGTTGCATTTCTTCAACTGTATATACTGATGATCCGTGGTAGCATTTAACGTTATGAAAGCCATCAAGATTTTGACATTTACCAACATCTTCCGCTATCCAACCAGTTCCGCCTGACTGCCACACTTGAATATATCTATCAACCGCATCTTCACGAATAGGAACATATGTAAACGCTCCACTATCTAATATTGCTTTTCTATACACATCATCTTTTGATGTGTAAGAATGTTTGCTTAAAACATTTGCAATCTTTTGGCATATAAGCCACATATAATTATTTGCAGTTAGACTACGTTGTTTACGTTTTTCTTTTATCTCAACATCGTATTCTTTATCTGGTTTTATCTTCGATAAATCGTTATCGTGCGGTGCTGGTATCACTAGCATTACACCCATAGGACTGCGTAGTAATTCAATTCCTTTAGCCGTTAACTTCATAACCTTTTACCCAATCATAAAGTTTTGACATCTGATCTCGTGTGATATTATCAATCACTCCAACACCAAACATTTTTGTAAGTTGTTGGTTCAGTTGCTCACTACTAATCCCATGTTCGCCAGCCGTTTGTAATACAATTGCATACGCATTTTGAGGGTTAAACTCTTTTTCTTTCTTTTCTTTTTCTGCTGCTGCATTAATTTTTGTATCTTGCAATCCTCTATATACATCAGCACCTACACCAATCATTTTTGCTGCAGTACCTAATGCATCAGTAACGGCCATCTTAAAGGCTTCATCGTTGCCGTGAAAACCATTTTTATCTTTGTAGATTAGGAAATCGCCACCATATCCAGGAATTGGTTCACTCCATTCATCACCATCTTTGATGTATAGATTTACCAATACATACAACATAGTTTCTTTGGTTTCTTCGACTGGTACTTGTTGAGTACTAACAATTTCAAACCTCCAACCAATTCCGCACATACCATATGTTTCGGTTAAAATTTCCCATCGCCATTGAGGAGAAATATCATATTTTCCTTTAAGCTTCCCAAAGTCAATTACCTTTAACGCTGATTGCGGTACAGTTTTTACCGCATTATATCTACTATCCATCTATACCTCTTTGTACTTGTAACCACGCATTTCTAAGAAATCAGTCAAATCTTTTACAGCATCTTCCGTTAAGTCATAAACAGTTACTGTAAAACCAGTTTTAGTTTCTACAACTTCGATTGTTTCAACTGTTTCATTTGTGATACTTGCTCGTGCAGCCTCTTCCATTTCATTACGTTCAGCAAATTTTGCATTGATAAATTCTCTAGCTTGATCTAGTGGCATATCTTTTACTACTGGCCAGCATTCATCAAAGGTAATCGGTGTGGCTAATTCGTATTGTTGGTTGCAAGTATCAACCACAAATTCAATCATTCCTTTTTTCTCTGCTAAGATTTGTTTATAATCATCATCTGATTGTTGTCTTTTTGAAATCTCAATCATCATTCCCTCAATAGAGATTTCAATGTCTTTCATCTTTGCAGTTTTATTTAACAAGCGTTTATCACGTTGTAGTTGTTCTGCATATTCTGCACGAACGTTATACTTTTCAACCATCTTTTCAATAAACTTGTTGATGGTTTCTGTTTTTGCTTGCACTTCTTTTTCGTCAAAGTATTTAATTTGTTCTGCGAGTGGCTTTTCTGCATCGTAAACAACTTTCAATACTTCATTTACTTCTTCCTCAAACAGTTCAATCGGTCTTTTGAGTTCTCGTTTTTTCTCTTTACAGAATTTATCAAGTGTTGTTCTGTACTTAACGATTTCATTTTTAGCACTTACCATGTCCTTATAGTTTTCTTCCGTTACTACAAGTCCTTTATACTTTTCTAGTTGTGCTTCAAAATATTTTTTGATTTCGTCTTTGTTCCATTTGAATACTTGTTCGTTTTGACTAACAACTGGTGTTAAATTAATTTCCATTTATTTCTCCTTGTGTTAAAATACAAGTAGAGTAATAGCAAAATCACTCTACTAGCACGCTTGCTTTCCTACGGCCTAGCGTGCTTTTTTTATTTCTCTTACCCAAAAATTGGATAAGATTAAAAGCGAAAACCCAAGAGCGATTTGCAAAAATGCTGTGTAAGAGTCGATTTTATTAATTTCAATTGACCCTACAGTTCCTATAATCATTAGGAATGATACCGCCCTTAACAACCAAATCAATTTCATAACTCTTCTCCTACAATCACTAGCATTTGGCTGGTGATTTTTTTAATTTCTTTTTTCAAACGATTGTTTTCTTCTCTTAGTGTTTCCACCTCGTTTTTTAATTTTCTGTAACCAATAGCCGAGTATTCACTTTCAACTCCTGCCAGCGCCTCGACCTCTTTTTTGTTAAATCTAACTCCACTCATATTTGGGAGTTGTTTTAACTTGCCTTTGTTTCTTAGGTCGTATACTGCGGAAATC